GGATTTGAAAATGCGGCTAAGGTTCTATCAAGCTTTAGCTTTACTGAGTTGTTCACTAATATGATTAATGGTATATTTGGCTTCTTTAAGTCAGTTATTAATTGGGTTAAGCAACTGTTCACTGATCCTGTTGCTGCATTACAGGCTCTGTGGGATAATCTATTAAGTGGTTATGATTCGCTTATGAGTTTCTTTTCTGGCATTATATCAGCTCCGATCAATTGGATCATGGATATGTTTGGTTGGGGAGATCCAGAAAAACCATTTGACCTTTGGGAATTCGTAAAGGGTATTCCAGGAAGAATCTGGAATTGGATAACTGGTATGTTTACCTTGTCTGATGAACAGCTTGAAGGTTTGAGTGGTGCCATGGATATGGTTAAAAAGTTTACTCAAAAGATACTAAGATACATTCTTCCAGATCCCGATGGGGACTACGGTTGGGCAGATCCTCGTAAGTATCTAGTGAATTTTATTCCATCGTCCATATATGAATACGCAGGTCTAGATCCATACACAGGAGATGCAATGGATGAAATGGGTATTGATGGACCAAGCGAGGGTGGAAGTGCGATTCAATCTGGTCTGGAATTGCAAAACGTCTCTGCGGAACAATCTGCTCTTAATGACGCAAGGGATAGATATATGAATGTCATCGGTGGATCCACAAACGTACAAACCGTTAATAATAATCAAACGACTATTGAACCATCTCCAGGTCCTGCTTTGCCACCTGAAGATGAACTAAATACTTTTGCTAATTCACGTCGCCGCCGTCGTCGCGGATAAAAAAAAGGGGATCATTGCGATCCCCCTCCAAACTAACTAGCGGTTTTGTGTAGGGCGGTGTTACCCTTGTTTACCCTTTCGCTGCTAGTTTAGCAAAGTAACTCAACGTGTCATCATCATTATCATTATCAGTTGACGTTGGTTCCTCTGCGACCCGCATTTCTGGTTCAGCTGCCTTTTGGAAGGAAGGAGAAGGAGCAGTTGTATCCAGAGTTACGGATTCTGCGGTGGTAAGAGGTTGACCCTCCTCACCTAAGACTCGCATCAGCTTAGCTTTCAGCTCGTCATAAGTCTTATAGCTTTTCGGATCGAGGAAATCCTGTAGGCCATAGGCTCGGTTGTAAACAGCTTCGAGTTGATCCTCGTCACCGTTCATTAGTTGGCTTGGGGAAGCGAACTCTGATTTATCGTAGTTTGGGTAACCCTCAAACATACGAATCTTCAGTTTGAAATCCGCACCGTCCCAGAAGTCAAATGGGTTAATCGGATCCTCGTCTTGGAACTGAGGTTGCATGACATCCATGATCTTATCAAAGATCTTCTTGCCAAACTTGTAAAGGAATACTTTCCCTTCGTTCTCTGGATTAGCAGGATCGCTAACCACAAGAACATTGGCAACATGATGTAGACGACGTTTACGATCGCGAGCGATCGCTTTGTCCTCGTCACGTCCAGAGTTCCACAACTGTGAGTTCATTTCGGATACTGGATCCTGCTGACCAATAGAGGTCAACGAGTTCTCAATATACCATAGACCTGTCGGTCCCTTGAACCCATGATCCCAATAACGAACCCAGGGGAGATCCTCGCCCTCTGGTGCTGGTAGGAAACGGATTACTGCATAGCCATTGCCAGATTTATCTCGCGTTGGCTTCCAGAAACGATCGTCCACATAGGACTTCTTTTCTCCGCCACCTGCAGCTTCTGCTGCTTGGACCAATTTTGAGATATCTGCGCGGTTACGCTTAAGGTTTGCAAAAGACATATATTTTCTCCTAGTATGTTTTTGTATTGCTGGATTATCCACTGAATGTAGTACTATTATACCACAAACTCATCATAATGTAAATACCTTTAGCACAACTTTTTTCATTTTTTCCAAATTAGGATTTACGAAAAAGCCGTACTTCCGGATCTTGCGTGAGACATCAGGCCATACGATGGTCTCACTTATTTGACGATCTGCTCTGCTCATGAATCGCGTTAGCTTATCAAGAATGACCACAGTTTCAATGCAGATCGTTCCACTAAGGTATTCCGATATAATCAACGGATGCTGACCATTATCGGAAACCAGTAGTTCGTCGAAGGAGTTAACCTTGTCGGATAGATTATTTATATCCTGTTCAAAGGTATAGGACAGAGCTTGGTTACGCTTCTGCCACTCCTCATAATTCCTATCATCGCTCATCATGTCGCCAACCCACTTTGAGTCGGACACGAACTGCGATGCGTAAAAGTAAATCAGATCGTTTGGATCATCGAACCTCCGTGCTAGTTTAGCAAAGAAGTACTTATCCTTTCGTTTCCAAAACGACTGAGGTTTTGCTGACGTCTTGTAGTTATACCGAGGAGCCTCATACTTGTCGTCCTCAAAGTGTAGCTTCATCGCCATGTAATATCTAAAAGCATCAAACGGTTCCATACGAATCATCATATCGGTAATTGGTTTCCATTGCTTTTCATTAATCGCAATGATACTGCTTCTGCTTCGATCTTATCCTTAAGGATTGGGCCAATAAGGTTATTAATCTCACCTGGGTCTAGTTCCCTATCAGTACAGACATCAATGACTGCGTCCATGTAAGACATATTCTTTTCTTCGACCTTCGTCTCGACGAGTTTGCTAAATCGCTTTTTTGTTAGTATTTGTTCTAGTGACATTATTCCTCCCATCTATAAAATATATGATCGTCAACTCTCATGATACGACGCAAACTGTCAGCCCAATAGGGAGTAACGTTCTTAGCGTGGTAGTGAGTTGCCCCATTTGTTAAATCTTCATACGTACCATACAATGAAACGGCCTCTGTGGCTCTTTCCTGTGCAGTATCCCACAGCTCATCATTCTTTGGGGCATCAGAGAGCCCATCACAATACCAACTGAACTGGCATTTGTGCCGTTTAGGGAATCCAGTTGAGTCTGTAGGACCTTGTTTGATAACAGCACACGCGTTATTCGGATATCGTTCATCTCTGATACGATTAAGAACAACATGAGTCACTGCTATCTGACCAAGGTGCGATTGGTTACGAGCCTCAAAGTAAATGTTCTTGGCTATACACTCCATGTCTGGAGCGGTTAGACCTAGGGCTGCAGTTACAACGGCCTCAGCTATTAAATGCTTCATGATAAAGTTTTTATCTCACTCTCTAAACGAGTCATCTCATCCTTAACCATTAGCTTTTGGATCTTCATTGACTTAATGAATTTTTCAGGAGCACGCTCTCCTTCAAGAGCTTTGATCCTATCGTCTATATCCTTATGCTTTCGCTGTAAAGATTCTAGTCTTGCATCTAAACTCATTTGTCCATAACCCTTAGCAATAACGTTTCGGCATTGATACGACCGTTTGGTTTGGCCGTCTTTGTGGTAAGTTTAGCCCAAGCATTATCGATTTGCTTCGGCGTCTTACCGAGAATAATGGGTAGGAAATCCTCTGGTGTTCGCAGACGGACTGACCTACTCAACCCTTCATCAAATTTCTGTAGGGTAGTACCCTTTACCTCGAAGCCTGTTGTTGAGTAACTTACGTACTCAGACAATGTGCGAGTCTTTTGATTAAACGTATAGAGTCGCATAGCTCCAGGTACCGTGAGCGGATTGATGGAGAGTAGTTTGTATTCTCGTGATTCCTTACAGAACTTGAGATACTTAATCTGTGAATCGTTGGACCGTTGTCTTGGTGTACGAGCCTTACGAGTAGCCTTTGCACGAGCCTTGAGTTTATCAAGATCGGCTAGCATATCATCACACGCCTTAAGTCGACGCTTTAGCTCAGGACGCTTAAGGTGGCTATAACCCTCAACGGCTTGTTCACACTTCTTGTGATACGCATCATAGTAGTCAAGGTGCCAACCATCGATAAACTTACGAACGATCTCAACAGCTGCACCCTTGAGGTCATACTTAAGGAATAGGTTGTACAGATCAATGGTAGTTTTCTTACCTTGGATCCATTCGTCCTCTAGAGTATCCACGTCCTCCATGACTGTATTGTATACCTTCTCACGAAGTAGCTCTTGAGGAGTCTTACGAACCACTACGGGTTTGCTATCCTCTTCAGCTTTTTTCTCAACGATGACAGTTTTGCCATACTCGATTGCTTCAGAGATACGGTTGGTCAACCAGTCACGAGCTTCGTAAAAGGTATTGCCAGTGCCAGGAAGTGCGATCCAATACGCAGCTTCTGCCTTGTTGTGATAAGGCGCACCCATAGTCTCCATACGAGCAACGATACCAACGGTAGCAGTATCAGCCAAACGACCAGCATTCTTAGCTGCTTGAATGTCATTCTTACTGTACTTGTTGGCTTTCATCCATTCCCATACGTATGGTATTAGATCCTTATGCTTATAGTTCTCATAGTACCATGCACGAATGTATTGGCGGCGTCGGTGAACAGCCTGACCATCATTTAGATCAACCTCGTTCCAATTCGGCTCAGCGAGTTTACCGCCTCGACGAATAATTGGAGCAGCACGTGGCTTTTTACGTTTACCAGTTTTAAGTAGATTTTTGCCAGCCATTATTGTACACCTCCTGCCATGTAATACATCTTGACGCCTTGATCCCAAAGATCGTGAGCGGCGTCATCAGTATCGAAACCATACTCGCTTGCGAAATCAATTGACGATGAAGCCATAACGGAACCATCAAAACCATGTTCTTGAAGGTAATAACAGATGGTCTTAGCTGTTGCTGCTTCGGCCACCATGTAGTTTCCGTTGAACATTTGAATAGATCCGTTGTCGGCTGAGATAAAGTCAATCATAATAAGGTTCCTTTCCTTCCATTTGATACTACTATTCTACCATAGTCGAACAGCAATGTAAATAGAAAAATGAACTTTTTTTCACAAATATGCATTTTTTTTTTAGTCGGAGTAGAACTCACGTACGTTCTCGACTCGGAACGATCTCCAACCATCAGCATTGACGTCGAATACTTTGACGGTGTTAATGGTTTTCATTACGCCTTCGTCTTCTTCAATCAAAGATTTTGGTTGATGATGTCCTGGGATCTCGTCCTGTTTCAAAGTACAGGTCATATCCCTCATCTCACCGTTGAGTTTCTCAAAGACCACTCGGCAAGTGCCAACACGTAGTCGTGCGATCATACCGTCTCGGTCAAGTCCTTCAATTAGTACCATATAATGTCTCCTTCATAGGTTTTAGAAATGGAGTGATGTCACCACCATACTCCCCGTTGTTTGCCTCAAGCCATGCCTGACGGTCAAGTGTGTCTAGACTCATTAGCCTATTCTCAATATTGTCAGCCACTGCACGAAGCGCTCTTACGAGAACAAATGCCTCGTCAAGATCTTCTTTGTTGTCATAAGGAACACAATTCTTGCTCGGTACCGTATAACACTCAATATGTTTAGCTACGATTTCTGGCCAAAGGATTGTCTTTTCAACAGCAGGATCACTGCTGTCACCAAAATAGAGATGTACGTTTACTCCAGTATCATCAAGATCAGTGTATAGATCTAGTTCTAGGTTTGCTTGCGCCATATTTACCTCCGCATCTTTGCTAGTTCTTCGGCCTGTTTTGTTCCACGCATAACTGGCACGAGATTTGATTTGTGCATCGTTCCGATACCGATAATGAGGTCACCTGTGTACACTGGGTTTTCTTTCTTTCGACAAGATCCAGGTATTGAGTCCGACGTCTTGAGGCTTGGATACTGTTTTGTTGTACGCGAAAACGATTCCTCGGCGACATACGTGGTGAACTCCTTTTTGTACGGTTTCTTATTGCCTTGCACGTAATCAACGTAGTCCTGCAAAGTATTAAACTGACACGAGTGCATGTTCTTACGGCGCATGTCCTTATTGTATCGACGACGCTCGACCTCGAGTTTATCGAGATCAAGCTTTTTACCTTTGCGTTTCTTAGTACTGATTGTGGTCATACCACGGACAAGATGCATAGTCATTCAGTGTATTCCTTTGGTACTGCAGACGCATCCCAAACGTATTGGTTGTGCCTGTCATTATCAACGACAACGACGTCATCAGGACCAACTTCAGTCCAGACACGGTCGTCCATCCACTTGTGATAGTATGCAGGACCACCCCAGACTCTGCGAGCCCTGCGGTAAGTATCCTCACTCATACCAACGTAGTGTACAGTTCTCATAATAAAACTCCTTTCTGCAGAAAAGAGTCTTTAGACTCAGTCCCATTCTTTTAGAGTGTTACGGGCAACGCTGCCGTAGTGTGTTTCGGCATAAGACTCAGCGTCGGTCCAATGATTATGGTTATCGTCAAGCTGATTGATCAGTTGATCGATTTTGTCCTCACGAGCTTTACGACGAGGCTTTTCCTCGACGTCAGACCAACGACGAACGTTCTTTGCGCCAAGTTCGAGCTTAAGGCGGAAGGCTGCGCGCTTTTTACGCTTTTCAGCAACTGCCTTGATTAGTTCCAAACGAGCGGCTTTTTGAGTTTCAGTCATCATAATGTATTTCTCCTTCCATTTGATATAACTATTCTAACACAGTTTTGAGTCCGTGTAAAGGACTTTTTTCACATTTATGAAACTTTTTTTAGCAACGATGGTGAAACCTTCCAAGTTACGAAATCAGTCTTTACGACGATAGTTTTTGGATTGATCTTGATAATCTCACCACGTTCAGTATTTCCACGCTTTCCAGAGAACGATACTCGGTCTCCGATTGAAAAGCCTTGTTTGATGTCGCGCTGCATATTGCGACCTGCTGCCTTGAGT